TTACAAGATGGAGATGCTATACAAATGTCTTTCTATGTAAATGATGCACAGCTAACGGCTTATGGAAAGGTTTCAAGGGCTTATTGTTCGGCTGCTGATGTATTTACATCAGTTCATGCTCAACTTATACTAGATTTATCAGTTGGAGATACTGTGGCACAATATGTAGAACACAATGAAGGCAACAACCAAAATACAGTCACGGCTGAAACTTGGTTTTATGGCTATAGGTTAACGGTGAGCTAAATGGCAGAACATGATTACATAATTGCTAATGGAACTGGAAGTGCGGTAAGAACTGATTTAAATAATGTTCTTTCTGCAATAGCTTCCAACAATTCAAAGGCTACAGATTTAACTACAAATTATGCGTACCAATGGTATGCCGATACTGGGGATAACACATTAAAAATAAGAAATGCAGCGAATGATGCTTATGTAAATGTTTCGGCTGTTGGTGGTATCGGATCTGTAAATTTAGGATTAGCTGCACTTACTGGAGCAACTTTTACCGGTGATGTAATTTTAGATAACCAAGTTGATTTAAGATTTGAAGAAGCAACTGCAAACGGATCAAACTTTATAGCATTTCAAGCCCCTGCTGCTATTACTTCAGATGTAACTTTAACATTACCAGCAGTAGCACCTACCGCAAATCAGGTATTAACAGCAGATGCAAGCACACCGACAACGTTAACTTGGGCAACTCCTACAGTTCAGGCTACAGGAGCAACCTTTACAGGTGATGTTGTACTGGATAATCAGGTTGACTTAAGGTTTGAGGAAGCGACAGCAAATGGATCTAATTTTATTGCTTTACAAGCACCCGCAGCGATAACATCTGATGTAACTCTTACACTGCCAGCAGTTGCTCCTACAGCAGGGCAAGTTTTACAGGCTGATAGTTCTACTCCAACAACTCTTACATGGGGTTCTGCCGCTGGAGTAGGTGGTGCGACAGGAGTAGATTTTAATGATGATGTAGCGATTAGATTTGGAAACAGTAATGATGTTTCTTTAGATTATAATTCGACTAACGATAGGCTTGAAATAGTTACTTCAGATGGTGCAAGTATAGAAATAGATTCGGATAATGACCTTATTGCTGAATCTGACGATGATATTACATTAATTGCTGGTGATGATCTATTTATAAAACATGGAACTGCTGCAAGTAATGAAGCAATGATTACTTGTAATAGTGACGGATCTATACAGCTATATTGTGACAATACAGAACGTTTACGCACCCTCTCTACTGGGGTTGAGATATTTGGTGCTTTAGCGGGTATTGGTGTTGGTACTTCTGTTGCTGTATTAAGAGAAGTACAACCTCATGCTACTGATGCTGGTACTTTTACATCAGGAGCAGATAGAGTAAGAGTTTTGAATACAGAAGAACATGATGGAGAAGGTTTTTGTACTTTAGATACAAGTACAGGTGAATTTACGTTAACAGCAGGGACATATTTAATATATTTTGAAGCTGGTGCATATGACGTAAGTAATCATAGAACAAAAATTGTTACTGATGGCGGTACTGACAAACTTTTTGGACTTAATGTACAAAGTCATACAAGCTATCCAAATGCCACAGTGTCTACTGGTTTTGGTGTAGTAACTAATGCTTCAAGTGAAGGATATTTTCTTAAACATAGAGGTAGCGTAACAAGATCAACTAATGGCTTAGGAAGAAATGCTAATTTTGCATCAGAAGAAGAATTTTTTGCAACAGTTGTAATATGGAGGATAGACACTTAAATTATGACTATTAACGCAGACGTTGACATTGATTTGGCCATTGAACAGCTTGGCTTAAATAATAATCAGTACGTTATCAATAGGACTACTCATAGTATTGCGAAATGGTACGATGACGGCAGAAATCCAGATGCACAACCAACTGATGAGCAGATAAATGCAGCTTGGGAAGCTTGGAAAACTGCAAATGGTTCTTTAGCTATGGTCGAACTACGCTTTGAAAGAAATATGAAATTAAAAGAAACTGACTGGATGGCATCACCTGATAGAACAATGACAGATGCACAGAAAACTTACAGGCAAGCATTAAGAGACTTACCAGCAAGCCAAACTCCAACAGATGTTCAATTATCAAATATTACATGGCCTACTGAACCGACTTAATGCCACAGTTATCATCTTTAGTTTTTATACATCTAATAGAAAACGATAAGACAGAAGAAGAAGCTAAAGCAATAATGTCTGATGTTAATAAAATTATGTTATTAGATAGTGGGAAAGGTGCTGTTATAAAAACGTGGAATGTATCAGATGTAATAAGACCTACACAGATGCACATGGATAGTTATCAGGAATTAGCTGATAAATATGAAAAAAATAATCGGGTTATAAAAAACAGAAAACAACAATATAAAAAAATACAGGATCAGTTTTCAATGATGACAAAAGATATAGAAAAGTATGGAGTATTAGATAACAGGGGTGAATGGTTTAAGCATTGCAGCGAAGTAAAAAAAGGTAATCCTAAACTTTAAATTTTTGCTATGTTATCTGTAGAAGTAGAAATATGCAGTAATGGATCACAGTCTGTTTCTACTTCTAATCTTTGTTAAGTAACCTGCGGTTAGATATATAGGTGTGAGTGACGTTATTGTTGTTATTGCTAAGATATAAATACAAGCATATATAATCTTCTTCATGCTAAATAAAATCTGTCAGGTTCTTTCAATTGTCTCATTTTTGAGCGTTGTAACAATAGGAGTAGGAGGATTTGTTGGTTATCGTTACTTAAAAAGTCCAGAATTTGAAAGGACATTAAAAAATAAAATTATGGGTGATTTACAAAAAGCAATGCCAAAGGCTATAGAAAAAGCAATACCAAAAACTACAGGGATTTCTGTTCCTTTTTAGATGGAGATACCTGAAATAAAGATTCCAAAGATTGATGTTCCGTTAATTGATAACAATATAAATAATCCTTTTCAAGTATTAAACGTACCAATGCCATCTTTAATGATGCCAGGTTGTGTACGTTATCACAGAGATGCTTCACCAAAAAATACTGCATTATATGATGATGATCCCACTGGTACTGTAGTTAGTTGTCCTTATGGATCGATGCCATCATTTGAACCTTTGTTATATGACAGAAGAAAGATTGAGATTGTTGAGACTAAAAAAGAAGAAAGCAAAACAGCAGAGAATGAAACAATAAAACCTGAAACCAAGAAACCTGATATACCAAAGAAAGAAGAAGAAGATGTATTTATAAAATGTCCAGGTGATAAAGACCAGCGAGTAGGCGATTATCGAAATTCTCAAAAATTGGAGGTTGTCGTATCTCATAAATTATCAGATGATAAGAGTGAGTGCATAACACTCTATGAAAATACGAAATTTATCGACCAATACTTACCTTCAGCCAAAGATGCTACTACTGCTGCTGGTATTGCTTTGGTTGCTGCTACTACTCCACTTCTTATTAATGTGATCAAACCGCTAATAAAAAATATCGTTAAAAAGCTGACAAAGAAGAAAGATAAACTAAAATAAAATTAAGTCTTTCGTAGGACTTTGGAAGTAGAAGCTTTTAAAACGTAAGACACTTTAAAATAATCTTCTACTTCTGCTTTATTTCATGCTTGTGCGGTAATACTTGACCTTTTTTCTCTACAATCTCTATATCTCGGCATAAATCATAATAAGGACTGGACTTTGCAAACTGTATTCCAGCAATCTTTTTCTCACCACAATGCTTAAGACGACTGATATGCCAGTCTAATTCAAGATTTTTAAGTCTTTGTTTTTGTATATTAATTTGAGTCTGGGCTGCGTCTTTACATTGTTTTCCCAGTTGTCTGTCTAAAGGGATCGAAAAATTTAAGGTTAATCCAGTTCCTAATGCATAGCTATCTTTATTAGTACCAGAATAATTTTGTTGGTTATAGAGTACGACCCCAGGATTATCGGGTACACCGTCTGAAATGGGTAAACCCTCATCATCAAAATCTCCTACCAAATCTGTTGGATCGTAAACAGGAGTTTCATAATAATGTTCAAAAGGTTTTCGATAATTTGTATTGAAAGTAGTAAATGGAGTTATGGTCATCATTGCTCCTTGACATACAACATTCCCTCCGAAAGAATTTTGATGGAAACTGCCCGAATTAACATTCCAGTTTTGATTCGTAACAGATCCACTATTACTTTGACTTACTGCATTAGCTAAAACTTTAACTGGGCTTAGTATTACTGAGAGAATACAGAGGTAGTAGAAGTAACGGATTCTGTTGTTATATCTCTTGTTATTGAAGTCACGTTTTGTAAACCAGGTCCAGCATAAGTTTCTGTAAATTGAAAAGCATTGCCTGATGTTGGATTTACCAGATTCCAAGTTGGTTTTGTTGTCATATCTGCTCCTGTCCATGTATAACTTACACCTCCAACAGTTCCATTGGTTTCAACTGCTGCTGGAGCCATATCGCCACCTGTATAATCAATCCCCGTTCCAGTAACAGTATATTCGTAACCAGTTTTATAATCTTTACTGGTAATAGTTTCAGAGATTGTAGTAGTCGTATTTGTTGTACTCGACATATTCCCTGTTGTGAAGGAGGGAACAATATTTGCATTAGCTGGTAAGACATACAGTAATGATAATAGTAAAAGCCTTTTCATGGCTTTAGTCCACGGTTAACGTGGTAACAAATTGTCCAGTAACAATAGTACCTGTAGAAGTTCCTAAATCAACTTCCATTGTGTGATTATCAATAGTACCTGTTAATCCAGTTGGATCGCCAGCAGCCGTTGATGTTAAGTCAGAGAAGTTTGCAACCTCACCTGTAGTGACAGCAGATGTAGGAGTAGCGTCACCCTCTAAAAAACTTTGAGAAAAACTGAAAGCTTCTCCACTTGTAGCCTGACTTGCTGTTATCGTTACAAATTCTGGCACTCCATTAGTAATGTCACCAAAACCACCCACTACATTTGCATTACTAGCAGAATCTTCAGTTGAAACACCTTGACCACTTACTGAAAAACTAGAACCTATTTTATCGGCTGTGGTTGCTGCGGTTATTGATTCAAGTTTAATACTGGACGTAATACTATGCGTTATATCAGCATAAGTTGGTGCTGATACAAAAAGTAATAATAATAATAGTTTTTTCATTTGATTCCTACTTTGTTTTTACCATTATCTACTATTTTAGGATTATTATTGTTATTTTGACCACTTTTCTTGTTACCGACTGAAATTCCGTACGAACCTAACACCCCACTCACGAGTCCAGCAGTGAAGGCTCCATCTATCCTAACCTTACCCATGTATCCCAAAGTCATCATGGATAACGACCAGGTGAGTATTAGAAATCTTATAGCGTGTCCAAATAAATCACCCCATTCTATACCTTCTTTTGTTTCTTTATCTTCCATGCAAAAACATAATATATACTATAAGCATATACATAAAAGGTTCAGAATGGTTGAAGTCATGGCAGCACTGGGTGGAGCTTTACTAACAGCCTGTTTTGTTTCTGTTGGTTCTATTTCTTATAGAGGTAGACAATCACGAGATGACCTCGTGCGTAATACAACAGCCATAGAATTATTAACAGATAAAATTGATACTATGCATGAAGATATGCGTGAAGTGTTTCATCGTCTAAAAGAAGTAGAACTAGCAGTTGTAGAACTTAAACCAAGAAGATAAAAACTACCTTAGGGGATCTCAACAAAGTAAACCACTGCTTTGTAATAAGGTAGTTATGCCAAATTTAACATTCTTTGTTATGTTTGGAAAGTATGACATAACTATTACTATGTTAAAAATCTTAAAGCCAA